GATCAACCCAGTCTCTGTGAAAATGCAACCGCTATTAAGCAGTTGCGTAGTATTTAACTTCAAGTTCGTTTTTAGCTTCAACATCGTAAGCACCACTTGTAGTACCTTGTGGGTTAACAGTAATAGATGTAGAAATAACTTGCTCAGAAGTAATTGTAGGAATAGTCAACATAGCTGTTGGCATATCTAACACAACTTTAGTTCCGTTAGTAGCACCACCCAAGCTAACTGCAACTGCAAACTTATTATCAGTAGAAGTGCTGCTTGCAGCTAACAAATCTGACAACAGGGTAGAACTTTCGTTGCTACCGGTTTTTAGGTAAGCAGTTAAGTTACATGCAATAGCGCGAGTACCTGTAAAATAAGTAATAGGGCTATTTACCACACCCAAGTTAGCAGGTGTTAAGTATGTTAAGTTATTGTTGATTGTTAAGCTACCACCAGTTAAAGCAACTGTATAAGTCTTAGCACTCAAACCACCATAAGCAGCTGCACTAACTGTCATTGTTGACAGCTTGTTGGCAATATACTTAGCAGAAGTGTCTTTTAACTTGGCTGTACCAGCAATACCACCAGTCATAGTAGTAATGGGAGCTGCATCGGCTAAGCTAATCTTGGTAGCTAATTGACGCATAGCAGTACCTTTACCGGCCCACTGTACTGAAGCAATAGCATCTAAACCAAAGTCAATTGTAGCTGAATCAATAGCGCAATTGTCGATAACATAAGTAATATTTTCTAACACAATAATCAAACCAAATGCTTGCAATTGGTGAGCATTAGAATTAGCAAAAGAAACTGTGGATAACGGTGTAGCACCAGCTGTTTGTGTCCAACCATTGCCAGTAACGCTAGACATAGCTCCCCACAATACTGACTCTTCGCAATCAACATTGTCGTCTGTAGAACCTGCACCAGCAGCGTCAAACTTAGGACGAATATAAGTAGTAAAACTCCAGTCCACTGGCTCTAAACTAGTGTTAAAGCTGCGTTGACCACGAATAGGTGTAGCACCTGCTTCATTTAAGGTAACAGTTTCTGTACCTGTGTTTTGTGTAAATGAGAATCCGTCTTGAACTTGGATCTCAAACGTGTTTGTGTCATCGAATGCAACTGCAGGAGAAACTGCAGTGTCTACTGCACCATTAACCAAGTTAGTGGTGAAGAAAACTCGACTACTACGAATTAAATTTAATGCCATACTCTTTCCTTTATGATTTTTGGAAGTATTTAAGCATCTTGACTAGACATTTATCTGTTGTTATGCTTGCGTAATTCCGAGTTATACTAATGCGTAACGCACTTGTAGATTAATTTCACCGACACCATAAGGAGCTAATAGCCCTTCGTCAGTAGTTATTGACTGAATTAAGATTTCAGTTGTTGAAAGGTTATTAGTAATATCATATACTAATACACGATTATCATGAATAACAGTTTCAAGATCGTTTAATAAATCCTCTAACTGTTCTTGTGCTTCGCTTTCGCTTTTAACGTAAACTTTTACGCTTATGTTTAGAAGTGCCCATGTAAAATCACTAGGATGATATTCCCGTACTTCCGTTCCTGCTACAAGGTATACGGCTGGAAAATCTTGTATTTCGTCCCAGAACTTTAGTTTAGGGTAGCTGTTGTCAAATAAATCTGACTTAAAGCTACCTGTACCATTAATTATTTTAAACTTTTCAGCTAATGCTGTTACAATACTTATTCTTTTTGTCATATGCTTACAGCCCTTAGTTTATTAGACACTACTTGTTGTGCGATTTCACGAATTGACTTAGAAATCAGCAGTTTAGGATCTCGACTAGCAGGTCTGGACTGTCTGCCTCCGGCACTAAATGTAGCGTAAGGGTTTTTCATATAAGAGTAGAAAGCAGTAATCATACCCTCTCTACTTGTAGTAAGTTGCTCTACTTTAACAGTACTAGCAAATCTACCTGTACGATAATTTAAAACATTACGACTACTGCCGTCGCCCATATTAGCACTGATTACATCCTGTAATTGGCTATTAATAATATTGGTAAGACTAAATAAATTAAATATATCTTGTGTAGTATCTGCTTTGCCAGCATCTACCTTTAATCCACCAGATTTAGCTTTTACTGTTGCTTTTGCATTAGATTTTACTAACGCATGAGTTTTGACCTTGCCTTTTGCGCTGGCTGTAGAAGTCTTGACAACTCTAGGAGATTTATTACCTTTTAAGTTTTCTACTAGAAGACTATTTAGGTACTCTGATAAAGATGGGGATGCACCCGTATTTAAACTGGCATCGTCTAGTAGGCCGCCTTTAAACTTATTTTTTGCCTGTTCTGCAATTGTAGGCAATATGGTATCGCCTATATAAGCTTTAATTCTTGATAGTTCTTGTGTACGCAGAGTGTTTGTGTTAAATGCAGAAGGCATAGTCACTACAAACGAAAACTGCATATCCAGCATTTTTCCTGCTTTTTCAGTAAAGTTCTGTTTAAACTTTATATCGTAGTTAGCGTCCAAATATAAATCTGCAATGGCTAACTCTAAGCCCTCTGACTTTTGTGAGCCAGATAGTAAAAATTGTCTCTCTTGTGCTAACGGCATGTTAATACCAATTAGCTTGCTATTAACATCAAAGGCGGCCGTGTGACCTGCGTTAATAAAATCACCAATAGTAAACCTGTTTTGCATACTTGCAGAAGCACTATATGGTTTTAAATCTATATCGTAAGTTTTTGAAAATGCTTCGCGTAAACTTTTGTTTAAGCCTGCATTTACTTTTTCTACAGCACTGTTAAACGTAGGGGCTATAACAACATACGCATTTTTACCTAAGTTATCAACTATAGACGCTGCATCGGAAGCTATAAAAACGCCTAGCGCTTTGCCTTGACTTCTTAACTTGAACTGAAAGGTAGTTGTTGCGTTTCTATATCCAATATAACTTGTACGTTTAGCTAAAGTCGCTACTAAAGAATCAAAATCCTTTTCTACTTTATCTATAAAAGGTAAGAAAGGTTTTTGTGGTATTGTTAACACCGATTCTTTTACTGTATCATGTAAAAATTTAATAAGTTTTTCTTTTTTAGGAAACTTAGATTTTATATATTCATCATTTCCTGAAAAATTGCCAAAACCCAAGTTATCAGCCAACTCTTTTACTATTAAGTCTACGTCTACAATATAAAACGTAGGCAGATTAGAGTCAATTAGATCACGTAATTTTTTAGATTCTAGCTTAGCTGTATCAAAGTCTCGGTACAGTGCACTTTTCTGAACTTTAGTATTTGCAGCTGCCAGTGCGCTACCAGAGATCATGTCTAGTAGCCTAGAAAAATGCAACTTTCTTGCCATTATGTAAAGTCCGATACGTACTGATCTAATACACGTTTAATTGTTGCTGGCAAATTGGTTGAAGCAACATAATTAATTTGTGTGGTGTTGGGGTTTAAATCGCGACTACTGTGTACGGCGCCATTGTTGCGCGAGTAGTACTCTACTAAATCGAGAACTGCTAATTTTAAGTCTCCAGGGATTGGATCATATCCACCAAAATAACTTACTTTGTATCCATTAATTGCTTCTGGGAATACTGGATAAGTTAGGCTGAGTATCGAATCGCCTTTTTGAACCCAGTCAGTAAACTTTACTAAACTAGTATATGTCTTACCGTAGTCTGCACTATATTGTACTGAAGATACTGTTACAACGGGAGTTTCTTTTAGCAAAAGTTCTTTAAATCCACCATCAAAAACTTCAGTTTTAATGTCACTGTAGTAATCTACAAAAGTACGACGGCAATATGATTTTACCAAGTCACTGACTTTGGGTATTAAAAAATCAATCTCTGAGTCAGAATTTGTGCTGGTAATTCCCATGTAAGTTTTGTATTCAGCTTTTGTAACTAAATCTGTTGCCATAAATACCTCACTTGTTTTATAAAGGCACAAGATATACCTTTATAAAACAAGACCCCGAAGGGTCTTGTTAACAATTACACTATCTGATTAGGATGCTGTGTACTTGTGAGCTGCAACACCAGTACCTTGTGCAGAGGTAACTTGAGTCATACCGGTACGGAGGCTAGCCACCATAACGCGACGTTGTGTTTCAACTAATTCTTGTGTATCAATGCGGAGACCGCGCTGGTTACCAACCAAGAAGTTTCCTGGGTTAACAGCGATAGCACCGGCAACGCCTGTGGCTGGAGCTGCATACTCAGCAGAAACTAACACAGGGCTTCCACCGACTTGGCCGATTTGACCAGTCAACACGGTAGCTTGTGCACCAACTTTGTCCATAGTTTGGAAGATTGGATCTTCTAACAACTGGTAGTAGGCGTCTGTGTTAACGATAAAGATAACTTCAGCAGGATCAAGACCCCACACACCTAATTGCTTACGCAAGTTACGCAAACTAGCAACTGTCATACCAGCAGCAACGGTGTTACCGGCAGCAGTGGTGTTAGTAGCCCAGTTTGATAATCCTTTAACGGGATCAGCACCAGCACCAGCACCTAACAAGAAGGCCTTGTCAACGGCACGAGCAACACGGCGAATCATACCGTCACGAATAACAGGCATCAAAGCCAACAAAGCATCTTCTTCTTCTTCATATGCAGTATACTCGTTAGTAGCAACTTTATATGCGTTCAAAGTGATTTCTTTGAGCTGATGTGTAGCTGTGTTACCAGAAGAAGCGCTAGTACCGAAGCCGCTGTTCTGAACCCACTGTGCTAAACCAGCTTCTGGGTTAACAGGCATAGTCATCACATTGGTTTGCATAGCAATGTTACGGAAGATAGGAGAAACCACCAAACGGCGACGAATCTCATTTTCCATGTTCAAGCTAACTTCAGTTTCCCAGATACCGCTTGGCAAGTGAGCACCAGTTGTAGAAACGTCACCAGCAGCATAGCCAGAAGCTTTCTCGATCAAAGCGCGGCCGGTACGTGTTTCTTGAACAGACTTACCAGACATCTTTGACAACAAGATTGCCTTTTCTTTTTCAGCATATGTCAAACCGTCACCAGCAGCTTTTGTATCTGCAAAGGACATTTTTGACTTTGTGATTGCTTCGATTTCAGCAGCTTTCTCTTTAAGAGCAGCTTCTAAACCAGAGATCACAGATTTGTTTGTTTCTTCAGCAGTAGCCAAACGCTTCTCGACTTCAGCCAAGAGCTTTTCAGCACCAGTGTCAACAGTAGAGATAGCTG